CATCGATATATTTGAAAATCAAAGTACCATTTGCATCAACATAACATCTTGCCTCATAACCAGCCTTATGCTCTAACCAGCATAACTGTTGAGCAATATCCCAAATGCTTGTTTTCTCCCATTTTAAACTTGAATGAACAACACTTGTAGATTTAATTCCACTTGTAGTGAAATTATTAGCACTCAAAGGCAAAACCTTTTTCAATATTTGACTGCTTGTCATATTGGTGCAGCTAAAATTGACTTTATCGTGGTATAAACGAACATAACTAATAACTTCATATTCGTAAATATCATTCAATGTTTTTTTCTTTTTGTATATTTGCCCTCCAAAGTCAGTAGTATTTGATTTGTACCTTATTCTATCCGCTTCTTCAAGTTTAATTGGTGATTTAAAACTCATTGTACTTGCTTCTTCTCTTTTCCAGTCAATTGTAGCATTACTAAATGGAATGGATTTAAATTCTGCTTTTTCTCTTGTAGTGGAATGACTATAATATAAAGTACCTATTGACAAATTAACCACCTATGGATATTTGTATTTCTTTTGGAAATAAGCTCTTGTAGTCTTATCCCATTTTCCAGTAACTTTTAACTTATACTTCTTTTGCAAATTCTTAACTGCTTGGGTTGTATATTTCTGATATAATCCATCAATTTTGTACCCTTTATAATATCCTTGACTTTGCAGAAATTTCTGCAAACTTGTAACACATTTTTTCTTTGTATTACTTGCAGACATTGTACCACAAGTTTTCAATAAATATTTAAGATTTGAATTAAGATTGCTTGTTGCTGTCTTTTTAGTGGTTTTCTTATTTGTAGATTTTCTAGTTACTGCTTTCCCCCATACTCTGAAAGTGGTGTTTGTAACATTAAATTTTAAGACTTCTGTAAACTCCCAGCTTATCTCATAATCTCCCATAGTGTTCTCTGTATAATCAAATCCAGTCATCATATAGTTACCATCAAGATTAGAACTGCTTTTACTAGTTAATACCTTGACTAATCCTTTATAATTCTCTGATAAGGCTATATAATCATTAATTCGATGAGGTCTGTTATGTCTGCTCGGTTCATCGTGTAAACAAAGACTCTTAAAACTTATTACTCTGCCACTTGATGAAATATGGTTTGTTGTTGAACCAAACCCTCCAACATAAGAACTTGTATTATAATCCTCATCTCTGCTTACTTGTATATTATCCAAAATATACATTATGTTCACACCATGCCATTGGATATGTGCCTTATTGCTAACCATTAGTTACCTACCTCTGATTAAGTTTTGTTTTCTTGTGTAACTTGTAATGCTATCCACAATATATTGACTAGCTGCTTCTTCAATAATGCCATTGAAAGTATTATTATTGTTTATAGTAGTATTACCTAATCCTCCATTACTACTTGCAGAGGAAATAGTGTTATTTAAAGTACCATCAAACCCAAAATCTTCAAAACCAAAATCTGCACTACCATCAAATCCCATAAAAGGAATAACACTTCTAATTGTGTTTACACCATTCTCAATTTGACTTAATATAGGACTTATGACATTCCAAGCTTGTCTAAATGGTCTAGTAAAAGCATTAACCACTCCACTTATTGCACTACTAATTTTGCTAGGCAGACTGCTAACTGTGCTAACTACACTACTGACAAGAGATTTAGCTTTTCCAACAGTACCAGTAATCCAACTTGAAGCTCTGCTTAAGAAAACTGGCAATACTCTTGCTAAAACACCACTAATCAAATTAGCAAATGGATTTAAAGTATTGATAACACCAATAATCAATAATAACACTTGTTGAGGACTCATAGTCTGCAACATAGTAAACCAATTAATAACAGTAAGCCAAATACCATTAAGTATACCTACAATTGAATTAATAATTCCAGTAAGCACTCCAATAACACCATTAACTGCTCCACTCACTTGTGTTCCTAATTGAGAAAGCCAACTGTATAAATTACCTAACCAACTAATAAAACCACTTATTGCATTTTGAACGCCACCAACAATCAGACCCAAGAATGATTGCAATGATGCAAACACTCCATCTACTGCATTCTTGACTTGTTCATTATTAAAATAAAGATAACCTAATACTGCAATAAGAGCAGTAATTGCTACAATAATTATACCAATTGGATTAGCACTCATCGCAAGATTTAAAGCCCATTGTGCTGCTTCGGCAGCATAACTTGCTATCGTACTTGCAACAAGCCTTGCTTTCTCAACTAACCACATCGCACCAGCTTTAAGAGCATTATACCCAGCAATCAAAGCACTCTTACCTAACTCCAACATACGAAGAGCAGTAGTTTTTGCAGTATTCCCTACATTAATAAGGCTTGTTTTCAAAGCACTTAACTTACTAGGGATACCAGTAAATACATTCTTTGCAGTAGTTCCAATATTTATTAAACGATTTTTAAAACTATCTAATTTACCACCAAGCTTCTCAAAAAGTTTCATATCACCTAGAGTCTTAAAACCAGTTCCAATTTGACCTAACCCAGTCATAATGTCAGTGAAAGGCCCTACTACCATTTGAGCAGCTACAATTCCCATACCAGCTAGTCCATTAGTGGCATCATTTAATTTGAGAATATAATCCATTGCACCTTTTTGAGCACCTAACCACATACTGGATAATGCATCTTGGGAGTTATAGATCATACCCTCCCATTCTGCTTGTTTGTTAAGCATAGTGTCTTGTTGTGAAATACCACCATAACCCAATTCATTAAGGACCTCTTGCATTGCTTTTTGTCTTTCCATGAATGTGGTTGCTTCTTTTAATTTGTCCACTCTTGAGGAAACGATTGAACCTCTTTCCAGTTCGGCAGTATTACCATCAAGGAGATACTTCATAATGTCCTGTTGGGACTCAATTGCTTGTTTCCCCATTGTTGCAGATGCACTCATATAATCTGCCATAGTTCCAGTAGCAGCTTTCATCTCTTGAGGTTTAAGATTATTACCCAATGCTTGTGCTGTGGAGAGAACAGACCTCATAGTGTTGTCATCACCAGGCATAGAAGCAACAATATCAGATATATCTTGCATTGTGGATTTGGCTTTCTCTGCACCTAAATTCATTTTAAGAAAAGCCATATTCTGTTCAGTCTGCATTCCAGCTTGGGCAACTTCATTCATATGGGAAGCTAAATCAGAAATACCTTGTTTTGCAGTTGATAACCCTTGACTAAAACTTTCCATCGCCAAATTCAACTTAATATCTTTACCATCAAGGTCATCAACCTCTTTTTTCTTCTTTTGAAAGTCAGAGTCATCTACTTTCATTTCCGGTTCAACAGACTCATTATCTATCTCATCTACTTCATTTTTAACTTTTTTAACTTCGGAGTCATCAGAGGTTACATCTACATCAGCACTACTATTATCTAATTCTCTAATCTCTGCTTGGGCTTTCCTTATTCCATCATCATTAACTTTAAGATTTATATCTACTTCAAATTTCCTACTACCACTCATTTTCTTATCCTTTAATAAATAACTAATGGTTTTTGTCTACTTCTCCATCGCCTAATCTCCATTTCAATGACTTTAAATGCCAGTATCTGAAAAGAAGTAAATTTTTTATAATCATCAAGAGTAATAGTCAAAAAACCCATATCTACCCAGCGGGTGATATAACCTAAATCACCTTTTTCAAAGTTGAGCAGATTTTCTAAAGTTTTTTTGTTTTTTCAATTTCAAGATTATCCATTGTTAAACCACTTACCTCTAAACATTTTAGAGATAGTACATTCGCTAACCCTCCACTAAACAGTTCATTGATTTGCTGTTTTGTAAACTGCTTGTTATCATACTTATTTATGATACATTCGTGCAATACATTAGTATTAAAATCAAGACTTTCTAATGCTTGTTTATTTCGTGTAAGTTGAATGAACTTTGCTTGACTTAATGGTCTAATCCTTACTTTAATAATTCCTTCTTTGTAAGGAACTGTTACATCTTCATAGTATTCGTTGTTTAATATTTTCTCTTCTGTTTCTTTTATCAAGTCTTCTAAATCAATTTCTTTATTTGCCATAATTGTTTCCTCCTACTTTTACAATTAAGATAATTAAAAAAACAGTTGATTAAATTAAATCAAGTATTCCTCCTATTAAAAATTATGAAACATTTCTTTAATATTTTTAGTCAAACTAATTAACTAGGATTAAACTGATTAATTTATATATATAAAATAGTTAAAAAATAATAAAAAAAATAAAAAGTTAATCATTAAAATGATTAACTACTTTACAATAATTCAGATTTCTTTTGCAACTTATTAACAGCAAATTCTAAACTATTTGTAATACCATCACTAGGACTCCAATCCTCATCATCAGTATTAACTGTTACACCAGTACCAATAATCTGTCTAGTATAAGGGTCACCACCAGCAGTGTAGCTTGTTCCACTACAAGTTATAGTTTCAATGGTTTGAGGATTGCCATCATTATCCACTCCATTTAACTTATTCTCTAATGCAATAGCCTTCTCTATATCAGTTGGCCAGTATAATCCTTCTACACTGATTGTACCACCAGTGTTAGCAGAACTGGTATTCACATCGCCATTGAAAGTCAATGTAGTGTTAGTGTCCTTGTTCTTGGAACTGGAAACACTAGTAGCATAAAGAATAGCCACCCCATCAATATTTATCTCAACATCAAAAATTTCTGCACCCATAGATTATGCCTCCTCATAAGCACTAATTTCTAAAGTAACATCTAACTCAATAACACGAATAATGTCTGCAATGTATAATTTTAAGTTTGCTTGTACTTTGTCAGTAGCTAAATTAACAAGATTGTATTCCATATCCACGAGATAATTATTCTGTATCGCTAATTGCTTTTCATATTCAAATTTACCTTTGATACTGTTACGAGTAACACTATTATTGTCCTCTCCAAGAAAATCAGCAAGAGTTAATCTTTTAATCATAAAGTTTTTAGTTCGCTCAATCTTCATATCATAATCTGCAGGAGTGATATTGGATAAACATTGAATTGTGCCTAATCTCCTATTCCTATATTTTGTAGTGTGGAAACCACAATCCAATAATTTTTTCCAAGTAACATTAGCAGTCATTGGATAAACATCCTTACTATTCTCACCAATTAATCCTTCATAGACTTTGGCAGTTTCACTTCTATTAACTGCTCTACCAGCAGTATAAGCACTATGCCAACAACCACTTTCTGCAATGTTACAACTATCTTCATTACCATTTAATCTTATAGGAGTGGTAACAGCTTTGTAAATACCCCGATTCGCCCATAAGGTTTTAAATGCTTCTACTAATTGAGGAGTCGCATTTGTTAAGTCAATTCCAGTTATAACTCCAAATGGTTTTTGGTCTTTAAATTGTTTGTTTTCAAAAGTCTTAATTGTTTGCCAAACTGGGTTAAGAATAATATTCTCATCATCAACAGCAGTTAATGTTGTATTTTCTGCAATGGTTAAAATATCAAACTCTTCTTCCCCTAATTTTGTTAAAGCATCTGCAATATCAGAATTGCTACTAGTTGGAGATAGAGAAACTTTGCCATAATTAGTATTGACCACTAATATGCTTTCTGCTCCTTGGCTGTTATTAAAACTTTCAAATAAGTAATCTAAACAGTAGAAACTTACAAAAGTTGTTGGAACTACTGTTTTATCAATATTTTCTAAACTGTTATCATCAACAGTCTTATATTCTCCTTTCAAACTATTTCTTGCTTCTTCATAATCTGTAAATACATCAAGATTAAAACTACTTGTAGGAAATGCACCAATTACGGCAATTTTACCAGCATTTCCATAACCAGTCTGTCTAATCCTTGCAACATCATATACTTCAATGTGAGGTTCAATATTCAATTAAAACCCTCCATATCTTTCTAATAATTCATTAAACCTTTTTTGACTTGTAACGTTAATATTATTGGTAATAATATACTTATGTAATCCCTCACGAAGTAAAGGATTAACATTATCTAATGCGCTAATTAAGTCAAATGGTTCACTCTTTTCTTTTTTTTCTTTCTTTTCTTTTTTAGGCAAAAAGCATCACCTAAACCTTTTTATTTATTCCTTTCTTATGCAAATCATCTGTGGTAACATATACATCAAGTTCTCCTAATTCCACTTCGGAAATATAAGTTGGTTCTTGACTAATATTGTTACTTTCCACTTCATTAAGTTGTATAATCATATGCAACCCTTTTAGAGTATAAACACTCCCATATTCATAAGTAATATTACGAAATTGAATGTGCCTCCTTCTACAGGTTACATCACTTTTTAAAACATTCTTAATGTGTTTAACAACTGTACGAAGATATTGACTAGCTTCAATATAATTAGTATTTTTAGTCTTAACAAATAGATTCACTAATGCTCTATATTCTGTACTGTGAAAAGTTTCATTGTTAGTTTCTAAATCTATATTAGCAACATAAATAGTGTTGTTCCCTTCTGCTGGAACGCTTTTATCAATGAACTTAATATTAAACTCTCTAATAAATTCATCATCACTTTTCATAAGCAGATTATAAATCAAGAAATCACTAGTTAAATCAGTATCAATCATAGTATTCCTCCCATACTCATTTTCCATTTAAAGATTTATCTAAAAAGTTATCTACAAGAGCTTCAAGATCATTAGCAGTTCTATCAATACTCTTCTCAACAAAAGGATCTGCTGCAACTGCCTTACTCTTTTTAGCATATACCACATCACCACTAAACCCAGGTTCAGTCCACCATCTCAACATTTTTGCTTCAATTGGATAAACAGTTTTACGACCAGTTTCAATGGCTAATGGGTAAGGGAAACCATCTACACTAGTGGCAGTATTTCCTACAAGATATTGTGCAGTACCATCTTTGGTAATGTCTACACTATTGTACATCATTCCACTAAAGATATGCTTCCTTTCCTTAATTATATCTCTTTGATGGTCTTTTAGTTTTTCACTAACATTCTTTGCTAAAACATCAGATAATTCTTCAAGCTCTTGCTTATCTCTTTTTAACCAATCAATTATATCAGTGAACGCATAAGCACTAGCCTTATCTGATTGAAGTAATTGTAAACTCTTATCAATCCTATTTGTTTTTGTGTTTACTTTTACAACAGTAGTAATTTCAGGTATAAATCCGCTCATAATATCCAATTATTGTTTAAATTAGTTTCAGTCTTTGTTCTGAAGTTATGTAACCCAGTAATCCTTTGATTAACAAAATTTTTCAAAATAGTCATTGCTTGTTTGTATAACAAACCCCCATATGATTGTATATAAGTATCTTCCATATCCTCATTGTTTACACGAATATTATACTTATTCCAAATATCAGAAGCTGTTAAAATACAAACTCCTTGCAAGTAGAATTTTGCTTCGTTTTCCAGTAAGTCATCAATATTAAAACGATTACAAATCATCAAGGACTTATTATAACTATTAATAAAAAATGTTTCTAATTCTTCATCAGTAATCCTTTTATTAGGATTGTTTTTATATTGATTAATATCTTCGATAAAAGGTTCTACATTTGCATTATCTTGATTATTGGTTGGGTTTTGTGAATATACTACCCAACCATCAAGATAACTAAGTATTTGTTCTCTTATTTCTTCTGTATATTCTACTGTCATAATACAATATTCCTCATTTTAAAAAGGAGGAAAAGGGGGTTTTCTTATCCTCCACTTGCAGTTAAACTAATGGTGAATGATTTATGATTGCTTCTGAATTGGATAGTTTCTTCCTCAGCTTCGTAACCATCAGCAGTAACAGTTACCTCATAATCATCATAAGTCATATTTTGGAAAGTTACCTGTCCATCGCTATCAGTTGTCTTTTCAGTTTCACCAATCACAACCTTTGCTCCTTCAATCGCAGTTGGAGTATCCTCACCATCATCAACAGTAATAGTGATAGTGTCAGTTACTTCCAACTCGATAGTCATATCAAGGTTATGCTCATTAACATCAACCACATCAGAAACAGTAGTGTAACCAGTAGCACTTACAGTTACAGTATATTCTCCATCAAAGAGTTCAAATTCTGCAACACCAGTCTCATCAGTGGTTTCACTATCAGACCCGATAGTTACATTTGCATTTTGTATTGGATTAGTTCCATCAGTTATAGTAATTTCAAGAGTTCTCTTAGTTTTTGGGAGTGTAACTCACACTCGCATATAATACGTCTTCAGCGAAGATAATACCAACATCAAACATCACATCAACACTAGTAAGGTAAGATTTCTTCTCAATGACATAAGCAGACTCGGACTCAATGTTCATAACAGGATAATAAGCAATACTGTCAGGATTAGCGATGATGATACAATCACCATAACTGTTGACTGGGTTGTCAAGTGCATCTAATTGAATAACTTCTCTTCCTCTGAAAACAAGGTTTCCGACATCATTAAAGAAGAGACGGTCTCCACCTTCGGTTTCTCTCTTACTTGCTTCTGCAATAAGGATAGACTCCATTTCACTGGAAACATAAATATTAGCTTCTTTCCTTTTTCCTCCTTGTTTAGTGAATGCTCTTAACATTGCATCAATTTGAGGAATTACTTCGTAACCTGCACCAGCATTAATATCTGCCCAAGCAGGAGTGTGTCCATTAGTAGTGTCATCATAGTAACCATATCTTCCTAATGGTGCTTTATCCTTTAAATCGTGAGTAGTGGTGTCTACACTTGCAGTAGCAACATCATCCAATTGGTCAAGGATACCATCAAGGGCGTGGATACCATAGGCATCAGTTTGTGTGTTCTTTCCGAAGATTGCAATTTGCTCTGCACTGAAACTTACAGAGGGGATTAACAAGCTTTCGTATTTGCTGATAAATCCTTCTTTTTCAATGTTGGTTTTTAGGAAAGTTTTTGGGATATAAGTGTAAGCAGTGAAAGGTTGAGCTACAAGAGTATCCTTCAAGATACTTGGAGTGGTTTCTGCTACATCGCCTAATTTGTCGATTTGAGTTCCTGCACCACTCACTCCACTTAATTTCATCATATTCATAAGGTTTGCCTTAACTCTTAATTGTTGAATGTCTTGAGTTTCACCTTCACCTTCGATAAATCTTAATTGGCTTAACAATTCGGATTGCTCTTCTAGGCGAGTAATGAACTCGTTTGCTTGACCTGCCATTACACCAGCAGTTGCAACACCACTATCTTGGATGGTCTTTGCCCATTTCACTATTACAGGTTTGTTTGCATCAATATCTTTTTCAGTAATATTCATATTATCATGTGCCTCAATTCTTTTTTTTAATATTTTTTTATAAAACAAATTTAAAACTTTTTATAATGTTCAGTTTAAAATCTTATGTTCCTTCCTAATCTTTTTACCAGTTATAGGGTCACGATTAGTCATTTCATAAAAATTCTTGGTAACATTAGCAGCTGGTTCATTTATCATTTCAATCTTTGAGGATTTTGTGATTAAAGGTTCATCTGCACTATTAGGAACTGCTTCTTCATCAATAACACCAGTTTCCTCTTCATCACCTATTAACTCATTGACTTTTTCCTCTAATAATTGGATCCTATTTTCTAATGCAGTTATCTTATCTGCATCAGTAGTAGGTTCAACTATTTCTTCTTCTGCTTTTTCAACTGCTGCTTCCTCTTCTTCCTCTTTTTGTTCATCATCGGATTCGGTAGCTTCTGCATTTTCCTCCTCCTCCTCACCAGGAGCAGCAGTTTCTGTTTCTTCCTCATCTTCTTGTTTGTTGTCATCTGCTTTTTCTATCTTTATCTTGTCCTCTTCATCATCGGACTCGTTAGCAGAATTGGTGTTACCAGCATCAGCAGCTGGTTCTTCAACATTATTTTCTGCTTCAATTTCAGCTTCTGCAACAAACTCTTTCAATTTATCTAACAAGCTCATTTTATCACTTTTAACAAAGTTTTTATTATTTCTACTTTTCTTGATATATGTATCATAATCCATAATATGCAAACCAACCTTATTAGCTGGTTCATCAACAAAACTAATCAATAAAGGAATAACACATTCCATATCCTTAATTTCACTATAAGTAACCTCACCAACTAATCCTTGTCTTATTGCACATTCATCTTTAACTCTATTGTTAAGACTGACTCCTCCAAATTCACCACTTAACAATTTATCTTTAATGTTTGGATTATCAACTCTTATAATAGCATTCCAACTTCCACTTGGCACATTAGTTCCAGCAATAATTTCATCACTTTTGCTAATGTAATTTTCCAATAGTGAAACTTCGGTTATGGGCAAATCATTATGGTTTATTTCAAAATTGTTCTGATTATTAAAAGTGGTAAATATTTTTTTAATATCTTCACTGTTTAAAATATCTCCATCTGTATCTGCCACTCCATTTTGTATTATACAAGCCTTTACATATAATGCTTTATTTTTACATAGTAATGTCATATTATCATTTCCGACCTCCTCCACCAATAATTTAAACTCTAAATGGTTTTTTCTTGATTAAATTGGAGGAATATAATAAAATTATATTTTTGGTTTTATTTCATAAGAACAACCACAATTGCAAATATTGCTGCAATTATGTCTATCGTTCTCTACATCGTGGGGGAACCTCAAATAATCAATATCCCCATTCTGTTCATTTATAACCTCAAAGGTTTCATATAAACCAACTTCTTTATCACCCATTAATTCGTGTCTAGTATTTTCAAGTCTTGACCAAATCCATACTTTTTTGAACCCTACATTTCCAGTTCCATCTCTTTGGGATTGTTCATCGGTTAAACGAGCATTAGCATAACGAGTATGGTTATCTCTGTACCTTTCTAATTCTCTGCTTAACTTGTTTAAATCTTTGTAAGTATATTTTCTGCCTTTTGGACTTTCACCACTACTAATAGAAGACTCAATAATGTTCTTCCTACTTGTAGTATTAGGTAACTTCTCCACAAGTTCTCTATATAGTTTAATATCTAATTCTGCTTGTTTAAGGGTTTCTTCAACATATTTTATATTTTTATTAATCCTTTCCACTTCTATATTAGTAATTGCATCTCCTATGCTCTTACTAGCATTATACTGTTCTAATCTTGCAATATGAGTCTTTGTAATAAGGTTATTTTTTTCTAACAATCTATCTAAATCTTGATATGTTGCTAAAAGGTTGGCTTGACCTATATCTGCTTTATATCTTTCTTCATTAGTATAATAAGGACTTGAAGGATTATTAGTATCAGTTTCATCATAAAAAGTAAATATCTGCTCATCTATCAATTCATTATTAATCATTTGAATTTGCACTTGCAAAGGAGTACGAGCTTTTTGTATAATTTGAATTCTTTTAGTGTAAAGAATATCTTTCATTTGTGAGTTATCTAATTTTATCAATGTCATTTTCTACACTTTCCAATGATAACTTATCCACTTCATTTAAAAGGTCATAGTACCCATTTATTTGTCTAAATTCCCATAAGTTAGTATTTACACTAAAATCATAATCTTTCAAATCAATTACATTAGTATATTCAGATAAAGCAGTAATAGTTTGTTTTAAATTTAAAACTCCCTTATCCCATTGGTTAAGAATATTATTAATTTCAATTTCTCTCCTATCACTAAAAATAGGCACTCCAAGCTCAACACTAACATCAATGCTATATAAATCCTTAATTAACTGTTGAATGAATAATTTGATTGGTCTTTGTTGGGTTCTTAAATCAAGTGTATAAATCTCCCAAATTGATTGGGTCTTATTACTGTTCATTGACTCTTTTTCAGTATTAATCATTAATCGAGCTAATGGAATATTGTAACAATTTAAAACAGCTTGTTCGCATTTTTCCTCTTGACTTTCCAAATAGGAATAATTATCATTTTCAATCCTTGTAAAGTCAAAAGTAATAGGCCTGTTACTCTCTGTAAATACAACAGCAATTCCACTATCATTATCAACTAACTCATTTGCAATAACCTCTTCTCTTGTAGGTTCAACAATAGGATTATTATTCTCATCATACCTCACTGGTTTCAAAGGTTGGGGTTCAAGGTTAATGTTTAAAATACCAGTCGCAATATTACCATTCTCAATAGTATTATAATTCTTGTTAGATATTGCAATCTCTGTAAATATCTTCTCCTTTTCTTGCACCCATAAAGGAGTGCTAAAAAATTGGTAAAAGTTATCTCCTCCCAAGAGACTACAATATCCAAGAAGCCGATTATCATAATGGGAGAAGTTAGGAGGATATACTTCCCCCATTATTTTGAAATAATTAGTAACATTTTGTATTTTCTGCTGCAACAAATAATAATCCTCATTATTAATCTTGACTCTTATTATTTTGCAAGTATTAACTGGGATCTGTTTAAGACTAAACCTATGTTTTCCAAACACATATTCAATAACACCTAATCCAGCATAATAGTAATCAACAAGGAAATTATACAACTCATCAATATTTTCCAATAAGTTATCTTCAATGGTTTGCACTTTACTATCCAAACTCTCATCATCTTCATTAACTAATGTTAAATCATTATAGATAATGTCTTGTGCTTTTATTCTGCAACACTTGGCAACATAGCTACTATTATCAAATACATATTTGCAATCCTCAAAGCTAATTGGTGGTTTGAGTTCTAATGTACTTGTAGCAGTATCATTTTCTGTACCTAAAAAATATTTGTCTTTTTTAAGATTGTCTGCTACTGACTTATAGCTTGTTACTATCTCCTTATTGATTGGTGATTTAAATTGTAAGTTCATAAAAATTAATTCTCCTAATGTTTTTTAGTATTGTTATGTATATTTAATTAATGACAAATTGGAAAACATATTATCCTATTAAAATTATTAAAGCAATACTTAATTATTTACACCTTTATAATCTTTCCACTTAATTTAAACAAAGCATTATTAAATAATTCAATACTAACCAATATGTCCTCCAAGATGAATATTACTCCCTTTGCCTAAAACTTCCTCGTGCAAATAATTATGAGCCAAACTAACACTATCCACCAAGTTAGGACTAACCTTAATGATTGGTTCAAGACCAATACTTTCTTCAATAAAATGTTCCAAATAATTGCAATCCTTATCAATCTTAACTTGCCCATTCTTTATCATTCTCATTAAAGGCCTTGCCCTTTGGTACTTATTGCCCTTTGGAGTTTTCAATAAAACTGGAATGTTAAAATCAATTAACAAATCTTGGAAGTATCTTTGGGCATACAATGGACTTCCTCCACCCTCTTGCTCAATAACAATCAAACTGGTTAAAGGAGCAAAACTATTAGGATTATGTTTTGCAACAAAATTAAATAACATATCCTCCGGCATACTTGACTCTGTCTGTGCAAAATCATTAATGACCTCCAAACCATTATTCAAGTAATCATATCTTACAACTGCAAACTTATCCTTACCTTTACCAGCAAGGTCAATCCCAATCAAACTAAACCTAACATCATTAGGATTAATATTGAAACTTAAAACTTGCCTCATTATTTCATTTCTACTAATTAAATCTCCCTTGATTGGTTTGTAATGCCAATTACCATACTTCTGATATTGTTGGTCAATATAATCCAACTCATTCAAACTACCCTCATAAGCAGCCTTATCAATAAACGGATTATCACGCCAATCCAAAGGAACATAAGGCTCATCACCATCCACAAACTTCTCCACCAAGTAATCAGTACTGTCACCCCCCGGGTTGCTCAGGTTGATGATACTCCTTGGGATATTACTAGTGTTCCTTGATGAACGAAACTGGAACCTTAACACACCAGTCGGCAACTCACTAGCTTCATCATTCACGATACGATCATAACTTGTGGATTTGAATTTCTGTTTCTTTTTCTCATTATCGAATGCTTTGAAATAGATAGTGTTCCCATTCGGTGCCATGATTTGTGGTGATGGAGATTTCTTAAATGTGCATCTTATGTCTTGTGGTAATTCTTCATTGCAACACCAATCCACTAGGTTCTCCCAGATACTATTAGTGTCTAATAATTCAGCATAATTCAAGCGTGTCACTAGGCAAGTGTAATCCGATTCAGTCAATAAGTGTTGTGCTGCCAACATGCTCCCTAGGAATGTTTTGCCACCATAACCACCAGCACCTACTAATACCTGGTTAGGTTTCCTTACACCATCATTTAATCGTTCTGGTCGGTTCGCATATAATATTGGTATTATCTGTTTAGGGTAGGGTTTGTACTTGATTAATGGATTCAATAATATTGTCTTCTTGAATAATCTTAACTCATCCTTATGGAATTGGTCCTTTCTTATATGTTCTATAAGCATAATTATTCATCTTCAGTTACAGTATCAAGAATATCCAACACATCATCTACATCATCCAAGTCCTTATTGGATTTATCATATATTCCTAATGTGTCTATATAATTAGTAGTGACTTCATTCTTTGTGGTTGCTTCAATTTCTTTCTTCTCAGCTACAACAAATTGTTCAGTATCAGTTACTTGTAATAAGTATTGGCTTGCCATCCATGATTTGCTATCACCAATCTTCTGCATATGATGACTTATGAATTTGGATTTAGCCTTTTGCATATCCTTATAAAACTGATGATATTTGCCGCTCTTTGCCTTCTCGCCTTTCTTCATCCAATCGTAAATAGTCTTACGATTAATACCAGCAGCATCTGCACAGTATTTAAGTGGCACACCTTTACTATAATTCTCTATTAAGCATTGGCAGACTTCTTCAGTGAATTTAGTCCTTGCCATAGGGTAACATCTCCTGTTAAATAGTGTTACTTTAAATCATATTGAAATAAACATTGATTAGTATGGTTATTATGGTTAATCCGACTCCGACTAGTGCTATGATTTGTGATATTCGGTTGTGGTTGTCGATGTTGGTTTGTTTTTGTAGTTCTAGTTCTGTTTCGATTGCTTTTAATCGTAATTCTAGGTCGGTGTCGCCTTTATTGGATAATAGTATTAGTTGGTTGACGTTCTTGTTGAGGGTGTCTATTTTTTCTTCCATTTTATCTATTTTTGTGTACAAGTCATCAATCCTTTTGTCTTTGTAATCTGCTCGTGTTTCTAATTCAGCGATTTTCCTTGATTGTCCTTGTATCTGGTCCTCGTGTATGCAAGTGTAGTCAACCATATGTCCTCAACAATCCCTTTCTATTCTCAGAATAAGTTACATCGTCATTTCTATTCTTGGATTACTTCACCAGTCCTTATGTTTACGATTTCATCATGATGTGAATCGTATTTGAGTACTGGTTCACCTTCTTCATCAGTGGTGATTGTTTTCCAATTCTCTAGTTTAGTCATACTAATCAATAAAAAAATAAAATAAGTTTCTCTATAATATATGCCGACAAATGAGTAACCTAAATATACCTTTGAGAATGGAATCTGTTTAAGTTCACAAGGAATTTTATAAACCCACTTATTGCAATATCATACTCTTCCAATAAAGGATAATAATGTTCAACTCTTGTATTATCATCTGATTCCAATTTCACATATATTATTATCATTACTACTGTCTGTTCAGCAGAGTATCTTCCCATATTGAAGCTTATCCTTTTTATAAGGTATCTTGCTCTTTCTTTATGTGTTCCTGTAAAGTGGAATTGTCCTCGGCTCTTTGTTTTTCTTTCATTAACAATTGTTTCTAATAAGTCTAATCTTGCGAATGTTCTCTCTTCTCTTTTTGCAATTGTATCATGGTATGGAGACCATATTTCACCAACTCTCTTCTTTTCAGTGAATCCATCTTTGGCATAGTATCTGTTTAAAAGGTAGTTAATATCTCTTGTAGTTCCTTCGCCATTGTGTCTTTTGAATTGTGCTTTGGATATTTTCTTTCTTGAGTCTAATGAGGTCTTGTAATCAGAGTCTCCACCACTTGTTAAGTTGTAGTGGTTTTTGCTTTTGTAGGTGTTGTATTTTTTAATATATTTCTTCTCTAATTTGTTTAGTTCAGTTGGTTTGCACTCTTCTAATATTTTAAATTCAAAGTTGTCTGCTCCATATTTGTTTATGGCTCTGTCAATGTAAGTTATTGGTTTTTTATTGTATTTGTGTTGTTCAAATCTTCGTTCAATATGTATGCTTTGTCCTATGTATGTCTGTCCAGTTTTTTTGTTTGTTATTGAATAAATTCCACAACTATCCATACAT